CAAGTATTTGTTAGTTGAATCTTTTAACAATAAGATTTTGTTAAAGTCAGTAGGATTTAACATAATACAGTCAGCGCTATAATTCAATAATGATAATTGATTTAATGCAGCAACGATTACGTCAAACTCATTTGCAGACTCAACAGACTGATAAAATGCACCACTTGCAGATACATCAAAGTCAGCTGCATCAGTAATGATACCGCTTAAATTAGCACCAGTTCCGTCTCCGCTTAATATTTGAGCATCTTCCACTTCTAAAAGTTTCTCAGGCGCTCTTGCAGATAGGTATGAAGTTAATTGAGGCGTATCAGCTAACATTTCCTCAGAAATACGGAAGTAAGTTCCGATTTTTCTTACGTTAGCATCAGCAGCAGTCATATCAAAGTCAGACTGTCCTAAAGTTGCACCTTCAGCAGTTGCAGCAGCGCCATTAGAATATCCTGATTCTTTTACATATCTTACAACATCAGATTGAGTTGAACCGGTAGCTAGTAATTGTCTTACGTGAACTGGTCTCGTTGGATCAAACTTATAACCTGGTACTCTGTCCGCCGGAATTACCTCTCCGGTAAAATCAGCTGCAACAGTCATATCTGCTTTTAATTCAAATGATGCGCTTCTTGAATTACCTTTTGCAATTCCATCAACCGCTCCATTATCCAACGCCTCTTTTAAAGCACTTTTAAAAGTTACTTTCTTTTGGCTATTGAATTGTTTTTTACTTGCTACTTCCATAGCGTCTAAACGCTCGTTTAATTTAGTAGCCATTCCGCTTACTTCTGATTTTACAATCTCGTTAGCTTTTTCTACGACATTGTTTACAACGTCTGAATTAGATTTTTCAATCTTTGCGTCAATAGACTTGCTTATTCCGTCTAATTGACCTTTTAGTTCTTCGTTCATTTTTTATGAATTTAATGAATTTAATAAATAATTATACACTTCTGAATCATTGCTTTTTACTTCAACATTCGGCGAAGTGATAATTTCTGTCGGCTTCGTGAACTCAATAAATAATGATTTTAATTTTAATACTTCTGCTTCAATAGCGTAACCCATCTCGTCTGAAATTTCGCCTTTGCGCAATAGTTTTGATAGGCTATCGTATCGTTTAGAAACTTTTTCTAAATCTACGTTCCCTTTTACATCTAATATTTTAGCTTGGTCATTAGCTGCCAAAGTAACGGCGCTAATTTCATATAGTTTAACCTCGTTGATTTCTCTATAATCTCCTTTGTCTTGCTTTTGGATTGGCAATATACCTACACTATTTTCAGTTATTACTCCGCTTTTCATTAACTCAACAACATCTTTTCCTAATTGCGTTTTAGCAATCTCTGCAACAAAAACTAAACCTTTGTCATCCTCATAAAGTTCAGTCATTTTACCGATTGGTTGATTCATATCGTGTTGATATAAATATTTAACCCTAGAGCCATTCTCGGCGATTGTCTTTTTGTATGCGCCTTTCATAATTATATCAGAATCAGAATCTTTGTTGCCAAAGAATGATCCGTACCCTTTTATGATTCCGGCCTTTTCATCCGCATCGATTAACTCTCCAACCGGAGCCGCTTTATAAAGAATTGTGTTCATATAAAAAATTTTTGTAAATATACGATTTTTTAAATTTTAGATATATTGCACCTCTCCACCATCTAAAACATCTCCAGTAAAGTTTGGAATCCATTTTATTTGCCTTCCGTTTGACTTCTCTAAAACCTCAATTAGTTTTTCCTCGCCTAATACATTAAAATAATTTAAAGGAGTTTCGGCTTTTGGGTGTAAATCTAAATATTCATTTAAAAGTTTTTCTAATTTATCCATTTTATAAATTTATCAATTCATCAATCCATTTAATTGTGTCCTCGTATATTTCAGGAAATAGTTTTTTAAATACTAAATTACCTTGATACTTATTTTCAAATGCGTGTGCTAACATTTCTGCGTGTCGCCAACCTTCACTCCTATAATAACCATTTGAATGGCCCCAACCTACTTTATTTTTAGTCATAGCACCAAAATAATCAGCAACTGCGGCGTAACTTTCAGTAAATTGTTTATCTGTTAAATTAGGAAATTGTTTTCTAATTGAATTTTTATGATTCCAACTAAATTTATCTACGTGTTCAAAATATTTAAACTTGTCAGCGCCTCTTTTGTTTATTCCTATTTTTTTCCTTTGTGATTTATAAAAACTTACTACTTCATCGATACTACGATACTGTCTACTTGACACAAGTACCCATTCGCGTTGTTTGTGTATTACGTGTCCAAATTCGTGCGCTAAAACCCTTCCTATAGTGTCAGAATTAAACCTTTTAGTGTCAATAACAATAGTGTTACCACTCGCATAAGAGCCATTGTTTGAACTTTGTAACTTTGGCCTTTCTTTTAGCAAAGATAAATAATTATCATTTACTTTAGCGTTTTTCGGAACTATTTTACTCCAAGCATCTGGGCGCATTGATTCTTTTGCGCCTTGAACACCTGACGCAACAGTCGCTCCGACATCTGCAACAAAATCTCCTAAACCATAACCCGTTCTAGTTCCGCCACCTAAACCAAAGTTAATGTCAGTAATTTCTCCGGTAGCTTGTGCGTTTTCTTTTGGAAATGGCGCTATTGAACAACGGCAGTTAATTACCTCACTAGCCGGGCCGCTTGGATCTCCCGGATACATCATTAAAGCACCTCCAACCATAAATGGCTCATTTTGAGGAACTGGCTCACTTGCACCGGCTTCGGCGTGAGTAGACCTTGTTCTGTCATCAAAAGATGCAACCCATTCTTTCATCATATCGGCCGCCGGAAATACTGTGTTTGCAGATTTTAAAGTTGCAAAGTTCGCAGCACTTGTTGCCTCTGTTCTAACTAATCGCTCCGCTTGAAACGCCGAATACCTATTGAATTGGCTTCTTAAAATTCTAGTCTTTTCGGCAATACCTAGATTTTGAAAATCAATATCAGTCATTAAATTTTGCGTAACCTTTACAAGTGTAGCTTTTGCAGTTCCACTTACTAAAGTAACCCTTTCAGCACCTACGGCAGAGCCATAAGACGCAAAAGAATTTTGCCATTCATCAACGTATTGATTCGGATTAACTCCCTTTTTTATGTATTTATCAAAATTTCTTGCATACCATTTGGCAAATTGCAAACCGATATCAGAATATAAATCACGATAAATTTTAATTAGTTCACTTGTATTAAATAAAAGTTGAAATGATGTTTGACCACTAGACAAAAAAGATTCTGCTCCTTTATAGTATTGGTTTTTATAGTATCGCCTTACTTTAGAGGATTGCCTTTTTTCGGCCTTGTCCAATTCCTTTTCAAAAGCCTTTTGCCATTTGTCTTTGTCTAACCTCAATTAGTCGTCTTTTAATTTGTTTACTTCTCTTATTGCCCAATCAACTCCGGCAGTTCCACCCCATAAGTTCCAAGCTACATATCCGTTGTCCTTCCAGGGCTCTCCCTTATATTTAGGATCTATCTTTGCGTTTTCTCTGTGGCGATTAAATTGCGCCATTCTTTTAACAACATCTAAAGAAATATTTTCTCTGTTTGCGAGTTGCGATGCTATACGCCAACCAACCTCAGTTCCGGCAGTAACAACATCACGCCCATACTTATCACGCCATTCAATCATCCTTTTAGCGTTATTAGTCGCAGATTGAGGATAATTATTATAGGTTTCTGCCTTAATTATTTCGTTTTTTTTTTGACCTAAAAACTTGTTTACGTCTAAATCTATTGGCTCAATAGGTAAATCAATATCACTTGGATTTGTTGGAATTAAATTAGCCGGTATAAAGTAATCGTCTAATTGAGTATTTTCTTCATCCTTTCCGTAGTTCATTGCAGAACGCTTTTCATTTGGCGTAATCCACCACGCTTTTGATAACTGATTTACAATCTTTTCAGTTTCCTCTTGCATCTCCGGTATTACAGAAAAATCAAACTCAATACAAAGTTTGTCGCCATATTTAGGCGCTAACCATCTATTTAATTCGTCTTTAATTTTTATTAGTTCCGGGATAACTGCGTTTTGATACAATGCCTTTTTAGCCTCTTTCATATTGTTGTAAGAGGC